TTCTAATTCTTTTCTTGTCATATATTTTCTTTTTTTATGTTTATCTCAAAATTATCATCTATATCTAATCCAAATACACTATTTATTTCATCTTGTATTAAATCTTGTACTTCAAAATTATGCTCATCTTTAGGTAATAATTTTAGATCTATTAATTTATCTATGCATCTTATTGCAATATCTCTTGTATCATCATATGTTATCTTCATATCTATTTAATTTTAGTTAATTTATTAATCATTTTATCACAATGCATTGCATACATTACATCTCCACTTTTTAATGCTTGTTTTAAACATTGTCTCCAAAAATTTATATCTTTTTCCATATTATTTAATTTTATAGTATTCAATAAGTAAACTATCGTTCTTTACTTGATACTCGTTATACAATTTGTTCATCTCATAATCAATCTTACTTCTTTGATGCAATTGCTCATCTGATAGTTTGTTCATCATTCCACAACTACTCATCATCAGAGTAATCCATACTACTAATATTGTGTAGTAGTATCTTGCTAACCATTTCATTGGTATTCCTAATATTTCTTTCATATCTATATTGTTTTAATTAATACCTCATTCTCATAGAATCCTTCATAATCTATCTCTACTTGTACGATATAAGATTCTTTATTATCTTCTTTATTGTAGATGCTATCTAATACTTCATTATCATTGTCTATCCATATTGTACAACCTCTACCATTCATACTCCATCCATTTTCGGATGCTACTTTTCCCCAAAATTTTTGGGATTCTTTAACCATTGCTTTATACATTGTGTGTGTTTTTGTTGGTATCTTATGATACTGACTACCTTTCGGTAGTTTCGTCCCATTAGGACTCATCAGAGTATCTTATAGTAATTATACTTGGTATTTATACTTATATCCCTCAACTAATCTATCGGAATATCTCTCAATTACCTCATTCCAATTGATAAGATTAATATCACTCATCTCAAATTCTTCATCAGATACTAAATAAAAGAATCTCTCTAAAGGATTATAAGAGCATTCAGTCGGCTCATTGTCTAATACTAAACATAATCGGTAGGTTTGGATGTTTGTGTATCCGTTAACCTTAACATCTTTTGTTTCAATTAACAATTCTTGTAATTCACTTGTTAATCTTGTGTTTGAATTCTCTAATTTTTCTACTCTCATTACTAATTCATCTTTTGTGAATTTTTTTAATGTTTCTAAATCTGTTCTCATTGTGTGTGTTTTAAATTGTAGGAATCAATCATTGACTCCCTCTACTACGAAAACCTCGCATATCTCTATGCAAGGCAATCAGTAGTGATTAGTTTCTATCCGTATATCTCATTAGGCATATTGTCCCAATCAGGTCTTTGCATTAGTTTATCTCTTTTAAGACATACCTTAACAAACTCCCAACATTGCTTAAGATTAGGTAAGATATCTTCCCATTCTCCCTCTTCTACATCCATCTCCGCTCCTTTCATTTGATAGTACATTGTATCATTATAATCTCCTCCACTTTGATTATGGAATGCATCGCAAATATTCTCATATAACTGCATACACTTTTCCATTGTCTCATCTACTATGTACTCAGATGACCATTCTTTAACTTGATTATTAGATACCTCTACATCTATTGTATCAGATAGATTGTCATTCCATACTGCTAAGTATACCTTGTTATCATAGACTCTTGCATCCATTCCGTACTTACTTTTAAGTACTTCTACTGCTTTGTTTACTGCTTTCATTGTGTGTGTTTTAAATTGTAAGAAACAATATGTCTCCTACTACGAAAACCTCGCTATTTTCATAGCAAGGCAATCTGATTAGGATTAGGTTAGTCAAAATCTTTACTTGGTATATTACCAAAAACTCTCTCCTCTTGTAGTTTTTTCAAAATACTTATAATATTTTGTTGAGTCTTCCCTTTAAAATTTTCTACATCTAAACTTAATATATAAGCTATTACTTCCTTTTCTTGTTTGTTAAAATTAGTTTTCATTGTGTGTGTTTTAAATGTAGGAAACACTATTGTCTCCTACTGCGAAAACCCCACTATTTTCATAGTGAGGTGTCGTTCTGGAGAGAGGTTTTTATGCTGAGAAATCTACTTTATGGTTATGTCTATGTAATAATTTTTCTCTAATATCAAATAAAGAAGAACAAGCTTGTAAGAATGTACCATACTGAAACCAATACTCTTGTGAGTCTTTGTCAAATTTCATCATCTCTTCTCTTGCCGAATCTCTGTCTTGCATAAATTGTGTTTCTAATAAAAATAATGTATCCATTTTGTGTGTGTGTTTTAAGTTAATGTTATGTTTAAATTATGTGCAAATCTACGACAATTATTTTAATAATACACTATAAATCTTGTCCCATTTTAATTTTATATTTAAACTAACTGATAGTCAAGCAGTTATATTGTTAATAACTTTATTGTTTTGTTTATGTATTTTGAGACTCGGGCAGTTATTAACCTTCTCTTCTCTTTGTCTTCACAAAGCATTTAAGGGAAGGTATTACTCTTATCTCTCTCCTTTATGTACGGAACGAGGGAAGGTAGGCACATATGCGTAGACATTAAGCAGTCAACTAAAGTAGACAAGGAACGAATCAAGGCAGTCGGTTTAGGGATTAGTGAGTGTCGGTAGTCAGTCAGTAAAAAACGGCAAAATGTTCCGCTGAAACTTTTCAAATCAAACAAAATCAAACAACCCCCCCCACCACTTTTCTGACGGGACATCTCAGCGTATGACATATAATAACCCTCAACCCCCAGACATCTAAAAAAATTTTATATCTTTGTAAAAAATAAAACAATGAAAACAAAAAAACCATCCATGGCAAAATTAGCTGTAAAGGGAGCAAAGAACGCAGCAAAAAATGTTAGAAAAGTTACTAAAATTCAAAAGCTAAATAAAAAAGTAAAGACAAACAACAAGACTGGTAAAGTTACTATTGGTAAGACTCCAGGAAGAATATTAAATAAGAAAAAATATTAATTATGAAAAAAATGACAAACCCTTTTATTGGCTCTTCTAATGTTGGAGGCCTTTATGTACAGGACGGTAGATTAAAGAATGAGCGTAGAGACGGTGAGTCTGGAATAGCAGAAGCTGCAAGACACAGAGCTCAAATGAAAAAACAATATAAGATTGATGAGATCGCTGATGGTATCGAAAGAGCCGACATGCGTAAGAACCACAAAGACATTTACAAATTTTAAAAAACCATTTGTTCTGTTGTGAAGAGAGGTTAGACTACGGTCTGCCTCTTTTTTTTATATATATGACAAGAGTCGTCATAGTTATGACGATATAAAACAAAGTCGTCATAGACTTAACTTACTGATTTATAATATATTATATTCTTTTTATGACGAGATGACAAGTTTAAAGTATATTTTATACTATAAATATATAAAGAAGAATAGTAAATATATATATATAAGTATTGAAAAGAAAAATTCATCATGTTGTCATATATGTTATTATTATTTTATTATCTTTGCCTCAAATTAAATTTAATTAAATCACAACAAAATGCAAGAACAATCTGGGTACATTCCAAAAGACCTATCTTTTAATGAGGAGGCAAGAGAAAAGCTAATATCGGGAATCTCTAAAATATCTAATGCAGTTAAGTCAACACTGGGCCCACAGGGCCAGACTGTATTGATAGAATCATCAAACCATACACAAGGATTAACAGTAACTAAGGATGGTGTTACTGTAGCTAAGAGTATATTTCTTATTGATCCTATAGAGAACTTAGCGGTTAGGATGATGAAGCAGGCTTCTGAGAAGACAGCTAATACTGCGGGAGATGGTACAACTACAGCTATTGTCTTAACGGAGGCTTTAGTTAAGGCAGGTCAAAAATATATTAAGGATAGTGATAATACGATACAGGTCGTTAGAGATATTAGAGCTGCAGGAGATATTCTTTTAGAAAAAATTAAATCAGAGTCTATTGATGTAACTGATGACATGTTAAAAGACATTGCTACAATCTCTGCAAACAATGACAGCGAGATCGGTGAGATTATTGCTAAGGCTTACAATGAGGTTGGTAAGGATGGTATAGTAACAGTTGAGCGTTCTCAAACTGACGAGACATATGCTGAGGTTACTAATGGTATAAAGATAGATAGAGGTTGGACATCTCCAATGTTTATTAATGATCAAAGAAAAGATGAGTGTATATATGAGGGAGTAAAGGTCTTGATATGCGATACTGAGATCAGTAACATACTTCAGATTGAAAATATCCTGAAGCCAATTATTAATTCTGCAGACAAGTTACTTATAATTGGAGACTGCTCACAGAATGTTATTAATACTATGGCCGCTAATGTACAGCGTAATGGATTAAAGTTCTGTAATATTAAACCACCATCATTTGGATATAAGACTCACGAGTTAATGCAGGATATTGCATTCTCAGTTGGAGCTAAATACTTTTCTGAAAAGACTGGAGATGATTTATCTTTAATAACTACAGAGGACTTAGGTTATGCTGATAAGGTTATTGTTGGTAAAGACTCTACTATCATTATGAAAAACGGAGAGATCAGTAAAGAAACACTTGATAGGGTTGCAGAACTTAAGGACCAGCAAGAAAGATTAACTGCAAAACATGAGAAAGACTTTATTAACGAAAGGATAGCCTCATTAGTTGGGGGGATTGGTTGTATCTATGTAGGTGCTACATCGGACATAGAGCAAAAAGAAAAATTCGACAGAGTCGATGACTCTGTCTGTGCAGTGCGTTCCGCACTACAGGAGGGAATAGTAGCAGGTGGAGGATTGTTATTAGATACTTTATCTAAGAAATTAAAAGGAAAGACTGTAGTAGATAAGATTCTTAAAGAAACATTACAAGCACCTCTACAACAAATTCTTTTAAATGCAGGGTTAGATGCTTGTAGAATATATACAAAGCCATTAAAAAAGAATGAAGGATATAATGTTGTTACTGGTGAATACGGTGATATGTTTGAGATGGGTGTTATTGATCCAGCTAAAGTTACATCACAAGCCTTGTCTAATGCTATTAGTGTGGCAACCACCATACTTACTACTAATGCTATAATTACTCACGCAAGAGCTCCGCAAGATGATTAGGTTATTAAAAAATATTTTTAAAAAGAAAGTAGGTCCAAATCATAAATTATTAAAAAACTTAGAAGAGTATGGCAAAAAAGAGAAAGCTAAACAGCAAGAATCCAAAGTATTGGAACAAAAGCCAGTTAAACAAAAAAGAGGAAAAGAAAAGAGTACACGCATGTACCACTCCTAATGGGTGTAAGGTGTATGCTGTGTGGTATAAATAAAATAGAATTAAATGAAACCAATAGGGAAATACATAGTAATAAAAAAGATTGAGGAAGAATTAAAAACAGAATCAGGTCTTCTTCTTTCTGCTCAGGACGCTTCTGCCTTTAGATATAAAAAGGCGGAGGTAATTAAAGAAGGAACTAATGTTGATGTCATAAAGAAAGGAGATGTAATTTATTATGACGGTGCAACTGGACATCAAATGCTTATAAATGATAATCCATATACGATTATTCAGGAGCGAGATGTCGTTGTTGTTTTATAAACTGATTCATTTCTATAATCATATTGCGATAAACCTTATCCATATAAGAGGCATCGTGTCTAAATAAAGGGTTAGCCTGCGGGCTTTCCCCTATCTCTTCACCATTTAATTTCTTATATAGTGTGTTAACCAAGCGTTTACCTTTGTATGATAGTTCATATAGAGTTGTTTCTTTACCTTGACGTTTTCTCCATATATGAATCCATCCTTCTTTTAGCAGTCTATGAAACCTGGGCTCGTCCCAAGACATACATTCTTCAAACTCTTTAAACTTTGTTTTATTAAATATCTGTTCGCTATAAAGGAAGAATAGCATATCAATGTCGGGAGTTCCGATCTTGTATTTGGCTTTAGCCCAATACCTTATCACCCTCCAATACTTCATGTAATCATGTGAGGGCTGAACTCTATCGTAGTTCTTTCTTATTATATTTGACATTAAATTTAATTTGTATCTTTGCAAGAACAAAAGTAATAAAATTATGCCAGATTCTAATAAAAAGATAGCTCGACTTACAAAGAGAATAAATAAAGTTAGAGCAAAGACAGAGTCTAAGACTCAAAAGCAAATAGGTAAGACTGAAAGAAAATTAAAGAGAACTGCTAACAGAACTACTGGTACTTTTGTAAATCTATCAGAACAAAAGAAAGATAAAACTATTGCTCAAGGAAATAAAAGAATAACAAGGATTAGCAAAAGGGGTAATAAAAGAGAGCAGAGATTATTAGATAGATTAGCTAAAGTTAAAGAAAGCATGCAAAACTAAAATTATGTCACACAAACCATTTCATAGAGCTAATGTAGAAAAGAAGACTTCTGTTAAGTCTAAGTCTACTCTTAAAAAAGAATCTCAGAAAAAGAAAAGAGATGAGGCTGATCAAAAGAGAGACGCTAAGATTGCTGCAGCTGAGGCACAGCAGGCTAAAACACAAGCAAGTGAAAAATCTAAAAATAAGGTTAAGAAAATAGCGGAGACTTCTAAAGAAAAACTTACTAAAAAGAAAAAGTCATTAGAAGAAAAAATGGCTAAGACTACCAATAAGTCAACTAAGAAGATGAATAAGTCTGCTTCTAAGAATAAAGCTAAAAAGTCTGAGCTTGAAGATAAAATAAGATTAGCTACGACAAATAAGAAGAATGAAACAGACGCAAAGAAAAAAGCTAAACTTCAAAAAAGAATAGAAAAACTTAGAGAGAAAAAAGAAAAACTATTTGTTAAGCGTAGAAGTCAGGTTGAAAAAGAAATATCAAAGTACGAAAAGAAGGGAGAGAAGTTTGAAGAGAAAACTAAGAAAGCAGAATCCAGAAGTGCTAAGAGAAAACTAAGAAGAACTGAAAGAGCTACAGGTCAAACTAAGATGTCAAGTCAAAAACGTAGAGCTACTAAGAGGGCAGCTCGTAAAAAAAGAAACCAAGCAGTAACAGGTATTAAGCGTTGGGATTCAACTTGGAACTAAGTAAAAAAAATAACTATCTTTGTAAAATAAATAAATAAAAATTATGCCAGATCCTAAAAAGAAAAAAGTTGTAAAAAGAAAGAATAGAGTTACTGCTGTAAAAAATGCAGATGGAACTACTACCAAAACAAGAGTTCGTAGAGACGGATCTGTTAAGAAAGTAAAAACTTATAAAGGTAAAAAAACGGTTGCTTCTAAAGTTGTTAAGTATAGAAAAGACGGTAGTAAGAAAAAAACAGTAACAAGACCTGGGGATAAATCAGGTACTGTTGTAACTAAAACAAATAAGAAAGGAAAAACTACAACTTATAACAAAAAGAAAAGACTAAAAAGCAATTTAAAAGATGCAGGGAAGTTAGCAGGAATTGGTGCAGGAATTGCAGCGGCTTCTGCTTCTGGAGCTATAGTGCCTATTGTAACGGGTATGGCAGGAAAAGCTGCTTTTGATACTGCAAAGTACTACGCTACCGATAGTCGTGGTAAATTAAAAAAAGTAAGGCCTCTTAAATCTATGCAAAATGCAGCAAACTGGATAAAGAAAGGAGTTAAAAATAAAATACAAACTGGAAACAGGAAAGGTAAAACTAAAAAATAAATAAAAATTATGAAAAAGCAAGGTTACAATTCAAGACTTGATGAGTCATTAGGAGCTAAGAACGGAAAGAAATCTCAATCTATGAAATCAAGAAGAGACGAATCTAAAGCAATGTCTAAAAAAGATTACGGTCATGCATACGGTGGAGATCACAATATGTCTTACGAGTGTATCAACAACGTAAAGAAAAAGATCGGAGCTGCAATACGTAAGTAATGGCTGGTAGAACTAAAAAGAAATTCCCAGAAATAAAAGAATCTCGTCAGGGAGCTTTTACTAAGTGGGCTAAGAATAACGGATTCAAAGATGCGTGTAGTGCAGCCTCAGCTGTCATGAAAAAGACTGATAAGTATTCTGAAAAGGTGGTGAAGATGGCTAACTACGCTAACAACTTTGGGTGTAAAGCAAAATAAAATATGGGTAAATTATTAATATGGTTAGGAGAGTCAATCTCTAATTTATGGTGTAAGTTTCAATGTCAATGGAATTGGTTAGTATCTAAAGTAATGTTTAGTGTAGAGTCTTGTCCTAACAAACTGTGTACTTGCAAGAAATGAAAAGACATAAATCTAATATAGTAAACGAAATGAAATCAAGAGGATTAGGAGATACTATAGAGAAGTTTACTAAAGCAACAGGAATAAAAAAAGTAGTTGATACTGTAGCGAAAGCAACAGGAGGAGACTGTGGATGCAATAAAAGAAAGGATAGTTTAAATAGAGCGTTTCCTTACAACAAATAAAAATAAAAAAATGGCATATCAAAAGTTACAAAGTAGAGAAGCATTAAGAGTTATACCAAGCGATACAGTTCGTATACCTGATCCTTCATCAGTAGTTATTATAGACACAGCTACAGGGGCACCTGAAGGAAAAGCGAACTTTGCTACTCTTAATACATTAACAGATGTAGGCACTAAATTTAAAGAAGCTGGAATTTTACCTGGAGCTATTATTTATAACACTGCTACGCAAGGAGCTTATAATGTTGTAAGTGTAGATAGTGATACTCAACTTACTATTTCAGGTGGTGCTGCAGGTGGTGCTGCGGATACTTATTATATATATAATGCAGCCACTAACGGGTGTACTTTATATATAGAAACAGGAGGAAATTTAAATGTTAGAATGGCTGAACAAAATGGAAATACCTCTACATTAGCAGCACCTGGTAATCAAACAGTAGTATTTGGTGTCATACCTGGCTCATCTTTTTTACCTATTCAAGTAGTGCAAGTTTTAACAACAGACACCTCTGCAAAGGGTATTATAGCAATGTGGTAGTATGATTAGTAACGCAATCGCTAACGCAGTGGGATCTAAAGAGACACCAAGTGGTGGTAGGTCAAACCCAGAACTTATTTCTAATGGAGATTTTTCAAACGGATTAACAGGATGGACTGTTGTTCCTATTGTTAGTGAAAAGTTAGGTCAAGTGTCTATAGGAACAGGTAGACCAACAGCATCTATATCTCAATCTATTTTAACAGTTGGAAAAACTTATAATGTTGTAATAGAAGTTGTAAGTACTCCAGCAAAAGGAACTGCTACAGTAAATGATTCTAAGGGAGGTGTGTTACAAACTCTTACTTCAATTGGTTCTATTTCATTTAGTTTCTTAAATAAAACAGGGACTGATATTTATATTACAAGTAATAGTGGGGCTGTATTTGTAATTAATAGTGTATCTATAAAAGAATCTTAAAAAAATATTATCTTTGTAACTATGAATTACACGCAAACAACAACAGGAGGAGGTATTATACATTGGTATGAAACCTCAACCTATATAATAAAAAATGGCTAAAGAAATGAAAGATACAGTAGAAGTAGTAGCTGCCAATGGAGGGGCTTTAGGATTAACATTAATGCAGGCTAATGAAATACTTCAGTTTGTTTCGCTTTCACTTGCTATTGCATTTACAATTTATAAGTTTATAAAAAAGAAAAAGTAATTATGAAATATTTTACCTACAGCGAGTTCGATTCTCCTGATGAGACTGGTTCAGGAAAAAATATGAGACATGACTTTTTAGAGATGTTAGACTTTGCTCGTGAAGAATCGGGCATACCTTTTAAGATAACATCAGGATTCAGAACACAAGCATACAATAAAGATTTAATAAAAAGAGGATATCAAGCCTCTAAGAATAGTGCACACTTAAAAGGATGTGCTGCAGATATTGCTTGTGGAAACTCAGCACAAAGATCTATAATGGTTAGAGCATTAGTTAATGTCGGGTTCACTCGTTTAGGTATTTCAAAAACCTTCATACACGTAGATAATGATCAGGCTAAGTCTGACGCAATTTGGTTATACTCATAAATAAATAATATGCCTAATAAAAAAACTAAGAATACAAAAAAACATCGTACTAAGCTTAAAAACAAAAAGCGAGATATTGACACTACATTTGCGGATAGAGTATATAACAAATCTAAAATAGACAAAACTCTTATATCAAGAGGTTACCATACGGAAGGAAAATTAAGAGGAAAGGTTAATACTTCTGTTAAGAGAGGGGGTAATAATCAGATGATTGATATGAGTGTATAATGGCAAAGAAAGGAAGAACAGGAAAAAAAATATGTTGGGAATACGGTAAAGGAAAATACTGTGGTACACTAATACCAAGTAAAGAAACTAAAACTCATAGATACGCAAGAACAGAAAACGGAAAGATTAAGTCTTTACCTAAAAATAAAAAATAATGGCAAAGAAATTTAAGATACATAATATGTATAGTAAGACTGGAATAAAGAAAGTTGCTAAAACTATGAAAGACCATTTAGCTTTAAAGAAAAAAGGTTACAATCATACTCCAAAGAAAAAGAAGTAATGGCAACACCAAGAAAAGGAAAGGCTAAAGTAAAAATTACTGCAAGCGGTAAGAAGGTTAGCTATGGTCAAGCTGGTAAAGCTAAGGGTGGTGGTTCAAGAGTTAAACCTGGAACGTCAAAAGGAGACGCTTATTGTGCAAGAAGCTATGGAATTAAAATGGGACTACCTATAGGTAAACGAAATGATCCTAACACACCTAACAACTTATCTCGTAAGAGTTGGAAATGTGTAGGTAAAAAATCAAAAAGATAATGAGCATTTGGACTAAGATATTTGGAAAAGGAGCATTAGATGTAGCTGGTAAAGTTGCAGGAATTGCTGATAGATTTATTCAAACAAAAGAAGAAAAAGCATCTTTTGAAATGGAGATGAAAAAAATCTTTATAGAAGCAGAGGCTGAGATTCAAAAGAATGTAACAGAAAGATGGAGACATGATATGACCAGTGATTCCTGGTTAAGTAAAAATGTGAGACCTATGGTTTTGATATTTTTAGTTGTATGTACCGTCTTAATGATATTTATAGATGCGGGATCTATTAGTTTTGAGGTGGAAGAAAAATGGACTGATCTTTTACAATTAGTTTTAATAACAGTAATTGGAGCTTACTTTGGAGGCAGGTCATTTGAGAAAATAAAAAAGTAAAATACATTCCATAAGTTTTCTTATCTTTGTAAAAATTAATTACAATCTAAATTTATTAAAATGAAAAAAATTGAAGAACAAGAATTATTAAATTTACAAACTTTAAATGGTGAGTTTAATAAATTAAAAACACAACTGGGTGATTTATCTCTACAAAAGCATGGAATATGTTTACGAGTAGAAGAATTAAAGAATGATTTCCAAACAGCGGAAAAAGCTTTGATAGATAAATACGGAGTTAACTCAGTTATTAATTTAGAAACAGGAGAAATAAAAGAAAAAGAAGAAGATGGCGAAAATAAGTAATACTACAGCGTATCCTAATATAATACCTACCGCTAATGATTTTGTTGTTTTAACTGATGTAAGTGACAATGATGAAACAAAAACTTGTACGTTAGAGTCAGTTGGTCAATATTTAGGAACATCTGTTGCTGAAGTTACTTTAACTCCATTTCAAATATTAAATTCATTTACTAATCCAGTTGAATTAGTGCCAGCTCAGGGAGCTAATAAATATATTGTTCCTTTTGGATCTGTAATTATAAGAAACCTGGCGGATGATTCTTTGCCAGTTGCATATGATTTTGCAGGTAATATACCTCAACTATGGTATGGCAGTACAGCTTGGGCAGACATAACGTTTGCTATTTTTCAAACAACAGCTCCTTATACTGGGTACGCAATAATGAATCCTTCTGGAGCAGGAAATATTACACCTAATAAACCCTTACAATTTAGAACTCCATTAGCAAATCCAACTCTGGGTAACAGTAATGTAGTAATAAATTTACAATATAGAATAGTAGAAATAGCATAGATATGGCAAAAATTGAAAACACTAAAGTTTACCCTACAGTCACACCAGCAATGGATGACTTACTTATTGCTACAGATGTAAGTAATAAAAATGAAACAGTTACATTTTTAGTAAGTGATTTAATAGGTGGTACTGGTGTTCTTCAAGGATTACAGTCTGTTTTAAATACAGGTAATACTGCTACTCAAAATATTAATCTAACAGGTAATGTAACGGTTATTGGAACTGTAGCCCCTACTACTATTACAGCTTTAGGTTCTACAGGTAATGCAGGTCAAATACTAAGTTCTACAGCAACTGGGTTACAATGGATTAACAGTCCTTCAACATCTTGCTGTACTTGGAACGACTCTTTGATTTCTGGAAACATTGCTACTACTAAGGCTATTGTAGATGGAGTGTTATTCGAGGTTATAAATGCAGGTGGAGGAATTAATATTATTAACCCCGCTACCTTATCTAATAGTGGAATATCTAATTTTAGTGGTCAGGTAAATATAAATTCTACTATATTAAATTTTAACACTACTGGTCAGATTAATGATGGAGCAGGTGCTACAGGTACAGCAGGTCAGTGGTTAACATCTACAGGAACAGGGTTAGCTTGGAGTAGCACTATCCCTCCTTCATCATGTTGTGATTTGCAAAGCACTTTAAATATTGGCTCTACATCTTTGAATCAAGGAATGAGTTTTACAGGCACAAGCAGTATTACAATGGCTGCAGGTGTTAGTATAGGCTCATCAGGAGATAATGTGTTTGGTGGAACTAACACCTTTAACGGAGTAGTAGAAATTAATGCCTGTTTAGAAGATTCTAATGGATTGTGTGGAACTGTAGGCCAAGTATTAACAGCTACAGGTGGTGCAGTATTATGGACAAGTGGAGGGGCAATAGGAACTCAAAACTTACAAGGTGTTTTAGATACTGGTAATACTGCTACAGGAGCAAATGCAAGTATAACAATTTCTGGAACAATAGATCCTGGAAGTATAACTGATGGATCAGGAAGTATAGGAGCAGCAGGCCAAGTATTAAGTTGGAACGGAGCATCTCTCTCTTGGATAAACACAGCAACAACTGGAGTAGCTAATATAGCTTTAACGACTGCTTTATTTAATACAACCGCAATAAATTCAGGTGCTCTTATAAGTAATATAGCTGGAGGAACATCCTCACTTACTCTATTAAAATATAATGGTGGTTTAGATATAGGTATGGTTCCTGAAGGTGGTACCGCATCTACTTTTTTAAGAGGAGATGGAACATGGGTTACGCCTGGTGCTGGTGGGGGAGTAACATCTATTACTTCAAGTTCTATTGTTAGTTCTGTTGGCCAAGCTATAACGGTTAATGCTGCTGCAACTGGAGCAGTAACACTTAATGTATTTGAGTACGCAGGGGATACTAATATAGGATATGTACCAAGAGGTTCAGCTAATGATGCTACAAAATATTTAGACGGTACAGGAAGCTGGACAGTTCCAGCGGGTGGTGGTTCCTCAGTAAATAGCTTTATTAATAATTATAAAGTATGGGCAAGTAAATTAGTACCTAATCCTGTTACATTAAATACTTATAATTCTTTTACTACTCCCGTTGCTTCTACAGGTTATGTTCCATATAGAATATTTGATCAAGTCTCTACTTCGGCACCAAGTGTTTCACCAGGATGGACAGTAGTGCAACAGTTTCAGGGACAATTGATGGGTGCAGGATCAGCTACGGGGTGTGGTAGTTCCGATACAAAATCAACACTATGTGGAATGCAGTCTACTTTTATAGGCAGTAAGGCTGCTATTCATGAATTTGAATTATGGAAAGGAGATATATGTGCAGGAACCCCTCCCATACCAATAAAAGTTGGTGAAGCAGCTATTGACTATTCTTCGATTGGAATACCAGTATGTAAAACATGGACAATTTTACCAGCAGGTAACCCAGGTTTATCTCTGACTGGAAGTGAGACATTCTTTATAACTTATAGAACTAATGGTATTGCTGTTGGCGATGATGTAGCTTTTACACTAAATATCACTACACAACAATTCTTAATATAAATTAAATTAAATGAAATGGACATTAGAAAAATATCAATCGGCTCAGACTATAAGTCTGGAGCAATGCACTACATAGTTGGTCAAGAAGTTTTAGGAGGATCACATATTATACACCTTATACAAGGATCAGAAAATTCATATAAAATTTGGATACAAAGAGGTAATGAGGTATATATGTGGAAAGAATTTTTAAGTACACTTCCTATTTCAATTGAATACAACATTAACTTTTAATGAGGTCTCCATATAACTTTATTGTTACTCCTTTAAATAAAAGGAGGTATGATAATATAAAAGAAATTGGTGATACTCAATTTATTACCAGTACATCTCAAGAAGATCATGAAGCTTCTAATAGATTTGCTTCTGTTGTATCCTTACCCATAAACTATACTGGTCCTATAAAAGAAGGAGACACTTTATTAGTACATCATAATGTATTTAAGTTTTATTATGATATGCAGGGTAGGGAAAAAAGCGGAAGAAGTTTTTTAAAAGATAATTTATTTTTGATAGATAATGAGCAGTTTTTTTTATATAAACAAAACAACAAATGGATCGCTCATGGAAAATATTGTTTTGTAAAACCAGCACCACTACAAGAATCGTATATATTTAAAGGAGGAAATGAAGAACCTTTATTTGGTACTATTAAATATATTAACAAACAGTTATTAGACTTAGGTGTAAAGGAGGGAGATAAAATATCTTTTACTCCTGATAGTGAATATCCTTTTACAGTAGATGATGAAAAGCTTTACAGAATGTTTACTAATAATATAACAATGATTATATGATATATACAAAAGATAATTTTATTGATAAAGACCTTTTTAATATAGCGTGTAATTATTTAAAAAAAGGTGAGTTTAAAAAACATAAAGCTGGTGAAAAGAATTTTTATATTCAAGAATCAATCAAAGCATTTGATGATTATGTATTAGCTAAATTAGGATTTATAGAGGGTAGGCCTTTAGAAAATATATTAAGTTTTTTTAGAGTATCAACAAATGAGTTAGATAATACCTGGAGAATACATTCAGATTTAAATATAAATGGTCAGAGGCCTGATAGGGCAGCTGTTCTTTATATGTCTCCGAGAGAATTAGAAGAGTTGCATGGGACTGCTTTTTGGGAACACGAGGTTTATGGAAAAGATTTGCCTTCTCATATTAGTGATGAAGATTATGATAATCTAATAAAAGTAGATTCGGAAAACTTAGATATGTGGAGGTTAGTTTCTGTTTCAGGTTATGAACAAAATAGATTAGTTTCTTATCCAGCAAATTATTTTCACAGTAAGTATCCAAATAAATCATGGAAAGAAGGACGAGAAGTATTTGTTATATTTTATAAATTTAAAAATTAAATCATGGGAGTACAAAAAAATATTGGATTATTAAAAGCAAAAAATGAACAGCTAACAGAAAATTTAAAACTTCTTATTAAAGAAGAGCAACAAACGAGAGAGCTTGCTGTAGGTTGTTTAGAGTTATTAAAGTTAATGCCAGGATATGAAAAGGCTTTAGAAAAATTACAAAAAAATAATACAGATGGACATAAGGGAGCTTAAGTCAAATATTATAGAGGCAGGAGAAAAGGCTGTAAAGCAACTAATTAAAGTAGCTAAAGAGGATATTATCAAATATGATAAAGATGACGAGTTGGCTGCTGATAGGTTAAAGAACGCAGCTGCTACTAAAAAATTATGTATTATGGATGCGTTTGAGATTTTAAAACGTATAGAAGAAGAGAAAGCTTTATTAGATGGTAATGTAATAGAAAAGAAAAATAATATACCTAAAGGATTTGCAGAGTCAAGATCAAAATAAATTATATAGAGAATTAAATAAGTTTATTCCAAACTCTGTTATTGCAAATAAAAACAGAGCACGAAGCTGGTTGTATGGTTATAATGAGAAATATGATGTTGTTGTAATATCAAGAACAGGCCAAATAGAAAGTATTATTGATATTAATGGATTAAAGATAGCATTACCAAAACCTACTAAAAATATATATAAAAGATCTAAAGATAAAAAAGATCAATACTGGGAGTCGTCCCCTATACCTAAAGAATTGGGTAGAATGAAATCTATATTTCAGTGGCACAATACTCCAGAGAACTTTAAATCACAGTGGGTAGATTATATAGAAGAAGAGTTTGACAGAAGAGAGCAGGGTTACTGGTTTATGAATAACGGAAACCCTACTTATATAACAGGAACTCATTACATGTATTTACAGTGGACAAAAATAGATGTCGGTAATCCTGATTTTAGAGAGGCTAATAGAATATTTTATATATTCTGGGAAGCTTGTAAGGCTGATAAGAGAAGTTTTGGAATGTGTTATTTAAAAATTAGACGTTCAGGATTTTCATTTATGAGTTCTTGCGAGGGAGTTAATCAAGCAACTATTACAAAGGACTCAAGAATAGGAATACTTTCTAAAACAGGATCTGATGCTAAGAAAATGTTTACCGATAAGGTTGTTCCTATATCTAATAATTATCCGTTCTTTTTTAAGCCGATACAAGATGGTATGGATAAACCTAAAACAGAATTAGCATATAGAGTTCCAGCATCTAAGATCACAAAAAAGAATATGCACGCTTTAGCTGATGAAGAGTTAGAAGGATTAGATACAACTATTGACTGGAAAAATACAGGAGATAATAGTTATGATGGTGAGAAGCTACAATTATTATTACATGATGAAAGTGGTAAATGGGAAAAGCCTGATAACATCTTGAATAACTGGCGGGTAACTAAAACTTGTTTACGATTAGGTAGTAAGATTATTGGTAAATGTATGATGGGATCTACATCTAATGCTTTAGATAAAGGAGGAAGAAATTTTAAGGCTTTGTATGAGGACTCTATGCCTTCTAAAAGAAATGCTAATGGTCAAACAAAGTCAGGATTATATTGTTTGTTTGTACCTATGGAGTGGAACTTTGAGGGATATATAGATAGATATGGTATGCCTGTTTTTAAAACACCAATCAAACCAATTGTAGGTATAGATGGAGAGGATATAAAAATAGGAGCTATTGATTATTGGGAGAATGAAGTTAACTCTTTAACACAAGATCCAGACGCTTTAAATGAATTTTATAGGCAATTTCCAAGAAGCGAGTCTCATGCTTTTAGAGATGAAAGCAAACAATCTATATTTAATCTAACAAAGATATATCAACAAATAGATTACAATGATTCATTAATAACTGATCATCATTTAACAAGAGGATCTTTTTCGTGGAAGAACGGTATTAAAGATACTGAAGTTATATGGAGCCCTAATAATAGAGGTAGGTTTTTAGTTAGTTGGACACCCCCTCCACATTTACAAAATAATATAGTAACCAGTAGAGGAATGAAAAAGCCTGGTAACGAACACATTGGCTCCTTTGGGTGTGACTCTTATGATATATCTGGAGTGGTAGTAGGGAAGGGATCTAATGGAGCTTTACATGGACTAACTAAGTTTAGTATGGAAGATGCTCCTGCTAATGAATTCTTTTTAGAATATATTGCTCGACCACAAACTGCTGAGATATTTTTTGAAGAAGTTTTAATGGCTTGTATTTTTTATGGTATGCCTATACTTTGTGAAAATAATAAACCTCGTTTATTATATCATTTTAAAAATAGAGGATATAGAGGGTTTTCATTAAACAGGCCAGATAAAACTTATAATAAATTATCTAAAACAGAAAGGGAGTTAGGTGGAATTCCTAACACTTCTGAAGATGTAAAACAGTCACACGCATCTGCAATAGAATCTTATATAGAAAAATATGTAGGAATAGATTTTAATGGAGAATATAGGGATTCGGGAGATATGGGAACTATGTATTTTGGTAAAACATTAGAGGACTGGGCAAAGTTTGATATTAGCAACAGAACTAAGTTTGATGCAGCTATTAGTTCTGGCTTAGCTATCATGGCTAACCAGAAACACTTATATACACCATCTAAACAACAATCAAAAATAATCGTTAACTTTGCAAGATATAATAATACCAGCAACAAAAGTCAAATAATCACATGAAAGATGTCAAAATAAATATTAGTTCTGCTGTATTCCCTAATCAATTTGCTACAGATAAACAAAAGGCAACAGATGAGTTTGGATTACAGGTGGGGCAAGCAATACAATACGAATGGTTTAGAAAAGATGGAATGCGTTGTAGATTCTACAATCAATGGAATGAATTTCATAGATTAAGACTTTATGCTCGTGGAGAACAATCAGTTGCTAAGTATAAAAATGAATTAGCAGTAGACGGAGATTTATCATATTTAAATTTAGACTGGACTCCTGTCCCTATTATACCTAAGTTTGTAGACATTGTTGTTAATGGAATGTCAGACAGATTGTTTAAAGTTAATTGTATTGCTCAAGATGCTATGTCAGCAGAAAAGAGAAATCAGTTTCAAACAATGGTTGAGACTAATGTGGCAGCAGAGCAGTTGTGGGGACAAATAGAAAAAGACTTCCAAGTTCAAATGTTTAATGTTGATCCTGAAACATTACCTCAAAGTGACTCTGAGATGGAGTTGTATATGCAACTTAATTATAAGCCAGGGATTGAGATTGCAAATGAAATTGCTATCAATACTATGCTGGAAGAAAATCATTATGTAGACACTCGTAAAAGAGTGGATTATGATATTGCTACATTAGGTATAGGGATAGCTCGACACTCATTTCAACCAGGTGACGGTATTAAGGTAGACTATGTTGATCCTGCTAATGTTGTTTATAGTTATACAGAAGATCCTTACTTTAAAGATTGTTTTTATTGGGGTGAAATTAAAACTCTCCCTATTACAGAATTAATAAAGATTGATCCTGATATTACTAACGAACAAATGGAGGAAATATCTAAATACAGTCAGTCGTGGTACGATTATTACAATGTAGCACAGATGTATGAGAACAGCATGTTCTCCAGAGACACTTGTACTTTATTATATTTTAATTATAAGACTACTAATAGTTTTGTATATAAAAAGAAAAAAACTGCAGAGGGTACTTATAAAACCGTAGAAAAGAATGATGAGTTTAATCCTCCACAAGAAATGATGGATGAAGGTGGCTTTGAAAAAGTAGAAAAAAGAATTGACGTTTGGTATGAGGGTGTAATGGTTATGGGAACAAATATTATCCTGAAATGGCAAATGATGGAGAATATGGTAAGGCCTAATTCTGCTAATCAATTTGCTATGCCAAATTATGTGGCTTGTGCACCAAGAATGTATAAAGGTGTTTTAGAATCTTTAGTAAGAAGAATGATTCCTTTTGCTGATCTAATTCAAATAAGTCATTTAAAAATACAACAGGTAGTATCTAAAGTAGTGCCTGATGGTGTGTTTATAGATGCTGATGGTTTAAGTGAAGTTGATCTTGGAACAGGAGCAGCATATAACCCAGAGGATGCGTTAAGATTATATTTTCAAACAGGTAGTGTAGTAGGTAGAAGTTATACGCAAGACGGGGAATATAACAATGCTAAAGTTCCTATTACTCAACTAACCTCAAGTAGTGGTCAAAGTAAAATGCAAATGCTTATAGGTAATTATAATCATTACTTAGGAATGTTAAGACAAGTAACAGGTCTTAATGAAGCACGTGATGGTTCGATGCCAGATCCAAATTCATTAGTTGGAGTTCAGAAATTAGCTGCTTTAAATTCTAATGTAGCTACTCGACATATATTAAATGCAAGTTTATATATAACAAAAACTTTAGCTGAAGCTCTTTCAATAAGGACTGCAGATATTTTACAGTATGCAGATTTCAGAGATGAGTTTGCGATGCAGATTGGTAAATATAACTTAGGTATTTTAGAAGAGATTAAAAATCTTTATATATATGACTTTGGAATCTTTATTGAAATGAGTCCTGATGAAGAAGAAAAACAACAGTTAGAACAGAATATACAGATGGCTTTACAAAATGGAGGTATTGACTTAGAAGACGCTATTGATATTAGAACGATTAGTAATTTAAAAATGGCTAATCAATTATTAAAAGTAAAGCGTAAGCAAACAGAAGCTGAAAAACAAAAACAAACTCAACAGGCTCAAGCTATGCAGAACCAACAAGCTCAACAATTACAACAAGCTCAAGCTCAAGCTAAGATGCAACAAACTCAGCAAGAGATTCAAGCTAAGATTCAAATTAAACAAGCCGAAATTTCTTTTGAAATTGAGAAACAAAACAATGAAGCTAACCTTAAGCGTAGACTAATGGATGTTGAATTTAATTATAACATGCAACTTAGAGGTATGGAGCAATCACAAATAGATACACGTGAACAAAAGAAAGAAGACGGTAAGTCTCAAAGAATAGCTGAAGGTAATACTCAACAATCTAAAATGATTGAACAACGTAAAAGAAATTTACCTGCTATGAACTTTGAATCTAACGAAGATAGTTTAGATGGATTTGACTTAGCTGAGTTCAATCCAAGATAGCTTAAATAAATAAATAAATTAGTATTAACTTTGTAACCTAAATTAAATTAAATAAAATGGAAGAGAATAAATTTACAGTAAAAGACGTATCAGGGGTTGAAAAATCCAAAGTAGAAGTGGAAGAAAAGCTACTTAAAGAACATGAAGAGAAGTTTGAATCAACAGAAAATACAGATTCAACAGTAGAAAAATTAGAATTAAAGAATGAGGATCAACAAGAAGTAGAAACTCAAGCGTCAGAGTTAAAAGATGCAGACGTTCTTTCTTATATTAAAAATAGATACGATAAAGATATCGAATCAGTAGATCAGTTGTTTGACACAAAAGAATCAAACGATGATTTACCAGAAGATGTTGCAGCGTATTTTAAGTACAAAAAAGAAACTGGAAGAGGAATTAATGATTTTGTAAAATTACAACAAAATTATGATGAAATGGACGGTGACAAATTGTTATCTCAATATTATTCTCAAACTGAAGAAGGTTTAGATAGTGAGGATATCAAAGACTTAATGGTAGATAAATTTGGTTATGACGAAGATTTAGATGAACCATCTCATATTAAGAAGATTGAGAGAGCAAAGAAAAGAGAACTTGTAAAGGCTAAAAAGTTTTTAAATGAACAGAAAGATAAATATAAAACTCCTCTTGAGTCAAGTGGGGGTGGATTATCTGGAGAGTCCATGGAAGAATTCAATAGCTATAAAAGTTATGTAGAGGAATCTACCAGTGCTAAAGAAGCACAGAAGAAAAGGTATGACTATTTTCTTAATAAAACCGATGAGGTTTTTAACGATGAGTTCAAAGGTTTTGAGTTCAATGTCGGGGAAAAAAGTTTTACGTTTAAACCTGGTGATAATGCTGAGTTAAAAAGTAAGCAATCTAATGTTAATAATTTCGTGGGCAAATACATGGATAAAGACAGTGGATTAATTAATGACGCTCAGGGATATCATAGAGCTATGTCAGTTGCTATGAATCTTGACAAATTTGCTGAATTCTTTTATAATCAGGGAATGACCGAAGCTGTAGATAATGTTTCTAAAAAATCTAAAAACATTAATATGGATATTCGTAAAGCCCCACAAAGTTTCAACAAAGATGGATTGAAGATTAGAGCTGTAGGCGATAATAGCAGTGGTAAGGGACTCAAAATTAGAAGTATAAAACACAAATAATAATTAAAAAAATTAAAAAAAATGGCAGTAATTACACCTCCAGGATTTGATCTACAACCAAGTGGACAACAAGTAGCCCTGGCAACAAATTATATTAACAACTTTGATTTTCTTTCTCAGTATCTTCCTGATACTTATGAAAAAGAATTTGAAAGATATGGTAATAGAACAGTAGCATCATTCTTAAGAATGGTTGGTGCTGAAATGCCTTCTAACTCTGACCTTATCAAATGGGCTGAGCAAGGAAGGTTACACACTAAGTATACAGCATGTACGTCTGCAGCAGCAGCAGCGGCTAACGTAGCAGTATGGACTATCCCTGCAGCTCAAGTTAATCCTCCAGCTCCAGCATCATCAGCTCCAGCAAATGGATTCACAGCTATTAGAGTAGGTCAAACTGTAATGATCTCTGATGAGACAGCAGGATCTGTATTAAGTAATAAAGCAATTGTAACAAATGTTACAAACGCAGCTCCATTTGATGTGACTGTAGCTTACTATGAAGCAGGTGGTCAAGCAGTAGCGGCAGGAGTAAACAGTAGTATGTTTATTTATGGATCTGAGTTTAAGAAAGGTCAGTTAGGAATGACTGGTTCTATCGAAGCTCAAGACTATATCTTTGAAAACTCTCCAATTATCATTAAGGACACTTACGAAGTAAATGGTTCTGACATGGCTCAAATTGGATGGGTTGAGGTAACTACGGAAAATGGTGCTAACGGATACCTATGGTACTTAAAGTCTGAGCACGAAACAAGACTTCGTTTTGAAGATTACTTAGAAACTGCAATGGTTGAAGCGGTTCCTGCAGAGGCAGGATCTGGAGCAGCTGGAGCAGCTGGTGCAGTAGGAAACAAAGGTTCTGAAGGAGTTTTCCATGTAGTAAACACAAGAGGAAATGTATGGAGTGGGGGTAACCCAGTAGCTCTTGCAGGTTTCGATTCAGTAATCCAAAGACTTGATAAGCAAGGTGCTATTGAGGAAAATGTAATCTTTGTTAACCGTCAGTTCTCATTTGATATTGATGATATGTTAGCTGCTCAAAACTCTTACGGAGCGGGTGGTACTTCATATGGTTTATTTGATAATGATGAAGAGATGGCTTTAAACTTAGGATTTACAGGATTCAGAAGAGGTTATGACTTCTATAAGTCAGACTGGAAATACTTAAACGATCCTACAATGAGAGGTGGTTTAACAGGAGGTGCAATCAATGGACTTATGGTTCCAGCTGGTTCTACAACTGTATATGACCAAATCTTAGGTAAGAACGCTAAGAGACCATTCTTACACGTTAGATACAGAGCTTCTGAAACTGAAGATAGACGTTACAAAACTTGGATCACTGGTTCTGCTGGTGGAGCAAGAACATCTTCTTTAGATGCGATGACAGTTAACTTCTTATC